CAGAATTATTTGAAATGAAAACAAAGACTAAGAGAAAATATCCAAATGAATTTATAATATATGCTTATAATAATAAAATATTTGAACTTAATAAACCAGAGCAGATTTTTGGTACCTGGAATAGAAATTCCGGAAGAGTAATCGGAAAATTTAGTACTTATGCTGATGTTATTGAAGTTTTTCGGCCTGAGAGTAAAAGTATTAATATGAATGGTGTTTTTAGTAATTTTTTATATAAGCACGGAATAGATATATCATTTCCAGAATTATTAAATCTTCAAACTAGACAAGCTTTTTATGATATTTTAAATCCAAGAAAATGTATTATTTGTGATAGTTTTTTCCCTAGGACAGCTAACCAAGCGTTTGGCAACTCCCTCAAAACATGCTCAGCTGATTGTAAATCTACAATTTCTTCAAAAACTATGGCCAATACTAATAAAAATAGGTCGCAGGAACTGAGAGAACAAGCTGCTAAAAAACAGTCGGTCACTATGAAGAAAAAAATTGCTGATGGTTCCTTTACTCCTTGTGTTACCAATTCATGGGCAAGAAGTAGAGTTAAAGTTGGCGGGCTTCCATTTCGTAGCTCATGGGAAGCTCTTTTTTGGATAATAAATCAGAATTTAGAATATGAAACTCTGAGGATACCATATATCTTTAATGGAACCACGCATAATTATATACTAGATTTTGTAGATAGAGAAAATAGAATTATTTATGAGATTAAGCCTGACGGAAACTTAGATGACGAAAAGGTGAAATGTAAAGAGAAACATGCTAAACTATGGGCTGAAGAAAATGATTATGAATTTAAATTTATAAGCTCTAAATATTTTAAAGAAAACATTAAAGAAATTGAGATATTATATAATAATATGTTTCAAGGGATAGATTACAGAAGTTGTAGATTAATGATGCAAAGCATAAAAATATTTAAAGGGTCAACATGGCACGAATTAAATCAATAAAAAAAATAGAATATACAGGAGATACTTATAATCTTCATATTGAAGATAATCATAATTATTTCGCTGAAGGGTTGTGTGTTAAGAATTGCCATACAGCTAAGGCCAAAGTCCTTGATGAGATACTAAAGAAAAGTAACTTTAAAAGAAAATATGGCATCACTGGTTCAATGCCAATTATCGAGTCCGATGCTATGATACTAGAGAATAATTTTGGCTCACCACATAGATACATTAACGCTCGTCAGATGATGACACTAGGGTTAGCTACCGAGCTGACTGTAGTAGCGATGTTTTTGAATTATCCACAGGTACCAAAGAGTAAAATATCAACATACCCTGCTGAGGTTAAGTATATGAAAGAGTATAAACCACGTCAAGTATTTGTAGATAAATTACTACATAAGCTCGATGGTGTTTCTGTAGCTCTTTATAATCATACCGAGCAGGGAGTACAGACCTGGGAGAGATATACTGGACTTACTATGACACCAAAGCTTATGAATTCATTTCAACTCCAGAGAGACTCAGGGGCATTTTTCTTAACGGGGAAAACAAGACCTAAATTAAGAGAAGAAATCCGTATATATTTGAATACTGTCGTAGATGCATTAGTAATAGCGCAATACACTATTATGAGTACAGGTATTAATATCCCTAGATTGAAGAACCTGGTTTATCTAAGTTCTAATAAAAGCTTTACTGCTACTTTACAGAGTATTGGTCGAGTCCTTAGACTACACGACTCTAAGCCACATGCTTATGTTTATGACCTAGTAGATTGTATGTCAGGGGAGAGAATAAAAGACAATTACTTACTAGAGCACTTCTTCCAGAGAAGTAATTACTACACCCAGGAGCAATTTGAAATTGTTGAGAAAGAGATTTCGCTAATTTAAGAAATAATTAAGCGTATAAAGTTATTATATATAAAATAAAGGAAAGAAAAGAATGATAAACAAACAAACCCAGACAGTACTAAAATCGCTATTACCTATTAATAATAGCTTCGTGGTTAACTACCCTAACATGACGATAGTTGATGAATTTAAGACAATGATGGGGCGTGTTAATCTATCTAAACTTGAAGATTCAATCCCTGAGTTTGGTATTTTTGATGGAGCGCGTTTCTTAAGTGCCCTGGATTTGCTAGACACTCCAGAGATTGTTCTTAATAACAATACTATTACAGCATCTGATGATTACTCAACTATGGAATTTATTACCTCTGATGTTCTATCTCTCGAAGATTGTGTAGCTAAAGAGAGTATTATTTCAACCTCTGAGGCTATTCCAAGTACAATGGAATATAAAGTAGATACTGAAATGCTTAATAGACTAAAGAAAGCATCAGGTGTTTTTAAGACTATGAATACCCTCTTTATTGTTAAAGATGACACCGGTGTTTATATGAAAATCGGTTCAAAAGAGAACTTCAATGCTTCAAAAGATTCTTATAATATTAAGATTACACCTGAACTTGATAACTCAGGTCACTTTGAATTGCCAGTGCCACTTGAAAATATTATGATGCTACCGGCTGTTGATTATACTCTTAAAGTTAAGTATAACGAAAAGAGAGATGCATATAGAATTATCATGGATAATGACCTATACACGTTCTTATTTACTTTGATGAAGTAAGAACAACAAATAAAAGGAAGTATATGACATAGTTTATAATAAAGAATTAAAAATGGTTTAAAATAGAGAATTAAGAAAAGTAAAAACTAAAAAGTTTAAAAGGAAAAAAATGAATTTTGATTGGAACAAATTATCTGCAAACTTGCAGAAAGACGCACTTAGCTCAGGCTCAAAGAAAACATACGAAGTAGATGAGAGATTTTATAAGCTCGGTAGAGATGAGCAAGACAATGGTGGAGCACTTATCCGCTTTATCCCAGATGCATTCTCAGAAGATGCAGTGCCATTCGTTAAGATGACTAAGATTAATGCACGTCAAACAGACGGCTCAAAGAGATTTGTATCAGATTGGTCACCACAGACTATCTTAAAGCCAGATCCATTTAATGAGAGATTTCTCGAGTTATGGAATGAGGGAAAGAAAGAAGAAGCTAAGAAATACAGCAGAGCGTTTAGATACCTTGCTAATATTGTCGTAGTTAAAGACCCTAAGAATCCAGAGAATAACAATAAAGTATTCTTACTTGATATGTCACCTACTCTTTTCGCGAAAGTGAAAGACGCAATGATGCCATCTGAATCTGAACTTGCACTTGGGGCAGAAGCTAAACAAGTATTTAACCCAATGCAGGGAAATAACTTCTTGCTTAAAGTTGCTAAAGCAGCTACCGGTTTCTTATCATATGAAACTTCAAAGTTTGATGAAAAAGAATCTACTATTTACACTGACGAAGCTGCAGCTAAAGCAGATATCTCAGCAAATGCTCACTCTTTGAATGAGTTTCTTAATGAGAAAAACTTTAAGACTTATGATGAGTTAGTTGATAAAATGGCATGGTTTGATGGAGATAAAAATCCTAAAACAGTAGCACCTTCACCAGAGCAAGAAGTAGCAGCTGAGGTAGCTCAAGTAGCACCTACACCTGAACCAGTAGTAGCACCTACACCAGCTCCTGCACAATCTGCAGCAACTACTGACTCTGAGCTTGACGATTTACTAGACGACTTGTAATAGAGGGGAGATAATGAGTACTTTAATACTAGATTTTTCTCCCATTTTATATAGCAATTTCATCTCAGCCTCAATGGAAATGACCAGAAATGGCTACAAGGCTGACCCTGAGACGGGGAAGCTGAGTTTAGATAATAAAGATTATGTCTCTATTATTAAGTACAAGGTATTTGAAGAACTAAGTCAACTAAAAACTCTCTTCAAAGCAGACGAAATAGTTATCGCGGCTGATAACTCCAAAGGTGGATATTGGCGTAAAGATGTCTATCCAATCTACAAAGGTCAGAGGAAAAAAGGTCGAGATGAGTCTAATTTAGATTGGAATGCTGTATTTACAGTATTTGATGACATTAAAGATATCATTAATTCAATGACTACTTTTAAATTAATAGATATTCCAAGAGTAGAGGGCGATGATGTAATGTTTGTCCTTAGTGAATATCTATCAAGACTAGGTACACCAGTAATTTTACATTCAGTGGACCACGATACCGTGTATAACTTGAAGAACCCTGGGGTAACCTGGTGGAGACACGTAAAGACTGCTAAGAAGCCAGGTTCCTTCCAGGAAGTAGAACCAGGTGAGATTTTAAACTTGGAACTAGGGCATATAATTCAAGGCGATGCTGGAGATAACATCAAAAACATCAAAAGTTTTAGTGCATTTAGTAAAAAATTCAAAGATATGTACCCTGACAGGACAGAGCTTGAAGTTTACCATAAGAGATTTGAACTTGATGAAATCTTTGAGAAAACATATAACGAGAGTGCATATAAACACCCCAGATATGGTTTGAAAACATTCATGCGCTCTAAAAAAACAATAGACGAACTTCTCAACGAGAACGAAATCTATAAGATGAATTACCTGATGAACAGAACTATTGCACTGCCTGAGGGAATACCTCAAGACATAAGTTCAAATATAATAGAGGCTTATAATACAGTCCCTACTATTAAGAAAACCCAGAAGCTCCAAGAGTTCTTTATGAACGAAGGTTGTTTTGAATTAATAGGCTCGCTTAATCATTTTTAAGCAGTCTCTAAGCATAGACATGTTATAATATAGTATATCAAGAGAGCTTCGGCTCTCAATTAACTAAAGGATTAACATGAAAAGAGATTACACTTTCAATACAATAGCCGAGCTTAAAAGCTTCGAAAACGTATCCCCTAAAGTATCAGACCTGTATGTACCAATTTATACATCAGAGATTATTAAGTTACTTGAGCCTGAATTTAAATTCATCAATGGTTCAAGATTAGAGGGTTCAAGCTCTAAGCACTATGTCGACTTTGATCATAATGGTGATAAAATTAGACTATATAATAGTTACGACCGCCAGATGGCATTCCAAGCTAACTTATACAGTGATGGTTTTATTATTGACCTAGGTCTGGATAGACTAGTTCACAGAGGTGCCAGAGCTAAAAATGTAGCAGTAGATATTAAAACATTCAAAGAAGATGTTGTTATTGCCGTTAAGACAGCTAAGGTTATCCAGACTAAATTTGATACTGTCAATGTTGATGAAAATATCGCTAAAGAAATCTCAGATATGATTTTCTTTAAACAAGCTAAAATCAAAGGTTTCCAAGAATATACTAACTATATGGATATTCTAATCCCTAAGGGAATTAGCCTAAAAGCTTATATTACTTCAAGTATTAATAAGTTTATCCAGGGTGATTATACCGTGACTATAAATGGTTCAAAGAGATTAGGTCGCCCTGTCTCTTCAACTCTTATGAAAATCCGTATCCAGAACAAAATTGTTAAGTACTTGAGTGCTCAATTCCCTGAGTATTTCCTCTAGGAGTTTCAATGGATACACAATATATTGCTAATAATATGTTTTATTTTGTTGAGGGTGCTCTTTATGAGTACCACTATACAAGTAAGATTGATGATTATACTATGTTACTAGAGTACATAGGTATTAACTCAACTGGAAGTTCTGGATTTATTCATAAAAATAAACCTATATTTACAGTAGGAACACCAGGATTTTCACGTATAGATTACGCACCTGGTGTAGAGTTTAGCTATAATTCCTCAGAGGGGAAAAAGGGAAGAACTAGACTTGATTTGTCCCTCGATCGTGGTGATTATCAACACTATATTAAATATCTTGGATTTAAAGAAACTAATCCAGAGTATTTTCTATGAAAATAGAAGATTTATTATATGATGATTATTATATAGCTACTCTCAGAGATGATTTTGTTGTATGCCAAGTAACCTATTCTGATAGACATACCAGCAGCCCAGATAGCAAATATCAAATACAAGGCCGAGTGATATTTAGTAATTTTTATACCTCACCTTTTCATAACATAGTAGGGGAAACTAATATGACGATAAAAAAGATAACAAAAGAAACTTATCCTGAGTATTTTTTATGAGGAACGTAATGAGAGGTTATAAATTTTATAGTAAAGAGTATTGTTTATTGAATTTTCACGAAGATAGAGATGGAGATTTCTGGGAGTCTGAAAGTGAGTATGAAGATAGATACGAAAAAGATGCCTCGCAATATTTTAACAGTGATTGGTGTGGTGTTGTCATTCCAGAGAACGAAATTAGCAAACATCTAATAACAGAAAGAGCAAAATGGATGATTGAGAAAATAGTGAAATCTGAAGATCACCCTGAGTATTTCCTATGACAAGGATTTATAAAGTAGATAATATTCAATTTGAAGACACGTATATAATATATCACGCATTAAAACAAAATATAAAATATTTTTGTAGAGTTAGTGATGTTATGAGGGGTGACCGCAATCGTATAGAGTTACAGGTTATAGACGATCCAGAGAGAATTGCTATTTTACCACAATTAGATATTGATTGTGGAAGATGCATATTATACGAAGTTAAGAGAGAAACAAACCCTGAATATTTCTTATAATTAATTAAGTTTAATTTACTATAATAAACAAAAGGAACATAATGAAAATTTCAGTACTATCGGATCTACATCTTGATTTTTACGTCAACCCTAATAAATTAAAAATACAGGGGCAATTAAAAATGGAATTGGATGACTACTTGGATGATTCTGAGGATGTTGAGGTTCTTATCATTGCTGGTGACCTGACTCACTATAATCACCAGATTAAATTAATTGAACTAATGGCTGAGATGTACAATTACCAGAGAGTTTTTTGTGTCCTGGGTAATCACGATTTCTACTTGGTCTCTCAATCACAGAGAAACAAATACAAAAGTTCCATAAATAGGGAACGTGCCTGGTATGATTACAGTGACCCTAAGGGTATAGTTCATATTCTAAATGGTGATATTATAGAATACCGAGGTGTTAGCTTCGGTGGTTGTGCGTCTTTTTATGATGGGGTTTATACCAGAAGCTCAATGTATGGAGAAACTGCTCTACAAAAATGGAACCGGTGTATGAATGACTCCAGTTTGATTAAAGGGATGGGAGATTTATATGACATCTCTGAGGTCCAAAATAACAAGATACCCAAAATACTCAAGGCTGATATTGTTATTACTCACGTCTGCCCTGTAGCTTCAAGTATGGCCTTCCAAGACCAGTATAAATCAGCTGACACTAACGGGTTCTATTGCTTCGATGGTGCTCATTTTGTAGAAGAAACTAACGCAAAATATTGGGTATATGGCCATAGTCACGGGCATCACGAGTTTGAAATTTATGACACCAAGTTGATTATGAATGCCATGGGATACCCGAATGAGCACACCTCAGTTAAGAAAACAATAATAGAGATTGAAGAACCCTAAGATGAAAATTGAAGTAGGTAATATAGCTGAGATTGAAGTAGGCACAGGTAATTATTTTATGGTCCAAATGACTAAAGAATATAAAGGTGGCGCTTCTTTCTATGCTGATGTTGTAGAAGGTGGTTCAGGTAATCACCTCTTTGATTTTATCCAAGTGCGAAAAGTCTTCACCAGAGAGAAGAACCCAGAATATTATTTATAAGGAATATTATGTACCATGTAAGAGGAGTTAAATTCTGCACGCCTAAGGGCACAGTAAACGGAATTTTTGAGTATAAGAACAAAAACACTAACTCATGTAGTTATAACATAGAATGGAGAATGCTTAAAAAGTTCTCGGGGTATATGAACCCAGGTGACATAGTTTCTAGCAGAGATTATAATCTTTATGTTTATGATATCAGCAAAAGATTCCCTGAGTATGCACTTTAAGCTGGTTCTAAGCTGTATCGTAGTATAATATAATATAAAGAGAACTTCTAACTAAAGGGTATAAATGAAAACACCAAATATGAAATTAGATTATATCTACTTGGATACTATCTACTATCCAGAGGACACAAAGGAACTAAGAATAATTCATATGAAAAAGCATATATTAATTACCTATGTCGATGGAGGAGAATTTAAAGCTTCGGTTCTTGCGACTCATGGAAATAAGTTTGAGGAAATGGGGTATTATACAGGCTGTGATATTTATGATGAACCTACAACTAGAGTACTAACAAAACTTGGGCACAAGGATAACCTCCCTGAGTTTTTTCTTTAAGTAAACTCTAAGCTATATTATACTATAATAGAACAAAGGAACATAATGAAAACTATAATTGTACTTCTTATAGCTATAAGCTTACAAGCGAGTTGCTATAAGATTAAAGATACAAATCTAAAATATCATTGTCAAGCCGTAGCTGAGGGCAAACATACCTGCCATAAGATTACTTCAAAAGACGCAAGATATAATTGTCAAGCACAAGCATACGGGGATAATGTATGTTACCGAATACAAAATACAGATTCAAGAGAATACTGTAAAGCCTTAACTGGCAGAAACTAAAGGACTACAATGGCAAAAATTGGCACAAAACAAAAAAGAAGAATACATATCCAAGATTCAGAGGTTAATATATCAGAGGACGGCATGAGTTATCACATGATAGCTAAATTACTCAATCTAACAGTCCAAGAAGTAAAGAATATTGAAGCTTCAGCTATTCGTAAAATGACTATCCCTAATGAGACTAACAAAGCATTAAGAGAATACTTACGGACTCACCTGAACCCTGAGGGCTCAAGCGAAAGCGGGTTGTAATGCTTGAACCTGTTAATACAAAATATTTCAAGATGGCGGTAGGTAAGCTTAAAAAAGATACCGCTAATGAAATCTCATGTTGCTGTCCAGTTTGTGGAGACGATAAAGACCGTTTGCACTTGTACTGGACTGAAGTTGGTGATCTTGTGCACTGTTTTAACGATGGTTGTGAGCTTAGTGATAAGCACCATACTATAAGAAATTTTCTTAGTATCGCTGCCCCTGGGTTATATGAGCAATACCGAAGAGAGACTTTCAAGGGGACTATTAAAGCACTAAAAGAAACTGAGTCTTTACAAGATATTATGCAAGGCTTAAATAAACCTAAACCCAAGCCAAAGAAGAGCATACCCCTGGATAATCTATTCATGAGTATAATGGACTCTGAGGCTGGTATTAAATATGTCAAAACAAGGGGCATCAAAGAAGATATCTACAAGGATTGGTATTTCTCAGAGGACCGCTTTTTTGAATTTGAGGGCAAGAAAGTATTTCTTAAGAACTATATTATTATCCCTATTTTTCAAGACGAGAAATATAGAGGATTTTACTCAAGAAGTATAACAGCTAAGAATTTCAGTACATTCTTGCTCCCTGATATTGAAAAGATATGGACCTCAAAAGACGAATACCCTGAGATAATTTGTGAGGGAATTTTTGATGCATTAAGTACAGGATTCGAAAGCTCCGGTGCAATGCTTAGTGCTTCCTTATCTAAAGAATACACGGAATCATTACCCAAGAGCACAATAATTGCCCTAGATAATGACCAGACCGGAGTAAGGAAAGCTAAGAAATTTCTTCAAGATGGCTTCAGGGTGTTTGTTTGGCCTGATTCTAATATAGTAAAAGAGAAGGACTTTAACGAGATGTTACAGAGTGGATATAAGCTTAACGAAATTAAAGAGATAATCTTAAATAATACTTTTTCTGGTATTATTGGTAAGGTTAAGCTCGGCATAAAGGAGAAATAATGGAAAAGTTAAAACAATTTATTGTGGGTTTCGGCG